CCCAAGATGTGGGTTAAAGCTAATCCAAACATCGGATTGACCGTAACTTACGAAACTTACCAGCAGGAAGTAGAAAGAGCAGAGAACGCCCCGTCTACAAGAAACGACACTCTTGCGAAAAGGTTCGGCATACCAGCAGAAGGCTATACATATTTCTTCACTTACGAAGAAACGTTACGTCATAGGAGAAGGGCTTATCGTAAAATGGCCTGTTCGCTTGGTGCTGACTTGTCGCAGGGCGATGACTTCTGTGCATTTACGTTCATATTCCCATTACGAGGAGACATGTTTGGAATTAAGACAAGAAGTTATATTACGAGAAGGACGTTTGATCTTCTTTCTCCAGCGATGCATCAGAAGTACGAAGAGTTTATTCAAGAGGGGAGTCTTATTGTACTAGAAGGTGTTGTTCTCGATATTGATGAAGTGTATGAGGATCTTGACAAGTACATTACCGCAAATGAATACGAAGTCTTATCATTCGGATATGACCCGTATAACGCAGATGTGTTTGTTGGAAGATGGGTGACAGAATACGGACAGTATGCTACTGAAGTAGTAAGACAGGGTGTACGAACAGAAAGCGTTCCGCTCGGAGAACTTAAGAAGTTAGCCGAAGACAGAGCGCTTTTGTTTGATGAATCTCTTATGCAATTTACTATGAGTAACTGCGTTGTAGCTGAGGATACTAACGGAAACCGTAAGCTTCTCAAGAAACGACGCGAAGAGAAGATTGATAACGTTGCAGCGATGATGGATGCTTACGTTGCTTACAAGTTACATACTGACTTGTTTGTTTAAAGGTTATAGTATCCGCCTTCTTCGCAAACAACGGTGACTTCTTCGTCGCACCATTCACACTTCTCGTCTATCTCAAAACCTTCTCCTTCGTCAAGATCGGCATCAAAGAAACTTCCACCATTTTCCCATCCGCATTTGGGACAAGTCCAATCGAAAGTGCATACGGTACCTGTTTCATCTCGTCCGAAAACTCGTATGTCCATATAAGCTTTCATAATCAACTCCTCCTTATATTTATAGGTGTATACAATGAACGAATTATACCATCATGGCATTAAAGGCCAAAAATGGGGCATTCGTCGATTCCAAAATCCAGACGGTACTAGAACGGCAGCGGGTAAGAAACGTAATACATATGCGTATCGGACGAAGATGTATAACGATATTCCGCCAAGAGCGACATCGATGAAGGAACGTCGACGAATGTCTGGCGAAGAACTGGATCGACGAATCTCCCGTTTGAAAAAAGAAAAAGAACTTAAACAACTCGAAAGAGATGTTCGTGATGAAGGAAAGATATTAGCCAGTAATGTCATTCGTAATTCTGGTCAAAAAGTGCTTACTACCATGGCGATAGGTGGAGCGCTTTTTGCTGGAAAACAGATAATTACGAAATACTTCGGAAGCGAAGCCGCATCTTATGTTACTCCAAAACCGAAGAATAAGTGATTACGTTTTCTTTTTATTATCCACTTCATGAGCATATCTCCTTTCTATAGTTTAAGTCTTTAAACTCAATTATAGCATATTTAAAGGAAAATAGAAATGGAATTATACCATCATGGCATTAAAGGCCAAAAGTGGGGTATTCGTCGATTTCAGAACTATGACGGTACCTATACAAAGAAGGGCTTAGCCAGGTATGAGAAAGCTGATGATAAATACCAAAAAGCTAAGCAAAAACAAAACGAAGCTAAAGAACGATTACGTTCTTCGGTTGATAATCCTCGTGCCAACATGTTAGATCTCAAAGCAAGGTACAATTTTGCTAAAAGAGATGCTAATTCCGCTAAACGCGAAAGAAACAAAGCGTATGAGAAGCTTAGAGAAGATTATAGAGCTGATAAAGGTAAAGAGGCTTATGCTAGCGGCCGTACTATTGCTGGTAACATGAAAAGAGCCGCTGCGTTAATGGCTGGTCGGGTTATTGGTGAGTACGCCACATATAATTTATATTCATCTGGCAAACTCAGCGGAGAAGCTACGATGAATATTAACAGAGGTGTTCGTGTAGTTACGGCTCTTGGTCTTGGCGCGATATCATCCGAAAACCGTAATCTTCGTGCATATCAAGCTCACTAAACGAGGTAAATAATGAAATTTACTGACAGATTAAAGCACAGTTGGAATGCTTTCTTAGGCAGAGATCCGACTGATTTTAGAGATTATGGTCAGCCAAGCACTATATCTACGACAAGAATGTCGCATTTCACTTACGGCGGTAGTTCTATAATTGAAGATATTAAGAACCGAATCGCTGTTGAGTGTGCCAACATAAGCGTTAAGCACGTTATATTAGACCAGAACAATCGTATTAGTGACGAGATCGATTCTGGTCTTAATAACTGCTTAAAACTTGAAGCGAACATCGACCAGTCCGGTATAGCGTTTGTTCAGGACATTGTGTATTCAATGCTTGATGAAGGTTGCGTAGCTGTATTTCCTTACGAAACAGATATTGATCCCACCAATGATAATGCATTCGACATTCTTGCGATGCGGACAGCTAAGATCACTCAGTGGTATCCGAAACATGTAAAGATACAGATCTACAATGATCGGACAGGTCAGGTGGTTGAAAAGATTGTCCCTAAATCTTCTACAGCAATTCTTGAGAATCCGTTTTATGCGTCAATGAACACACCAAATTCAACTGTTCAGCGACTTAAGCGGAAACTCGCTCTTCTTGATAAGCTTGATTCTGATAATGGCAGTGGAAAGCTCGACATGATCATTCAGTTCCCACAGGCAATTAAAACAGAGAATCAGAGACGTCTTGCTGACAAACGTGTTAAAGATATTGAAGATCAGCTTTCTTCTCATAAGTATGGAATCGCTTATGCTGATGGAACTGAGAAGATTATTCAGCTGAACCGAGCTGTAGAAAACAATTTATTACCACAGATACAATACTTGACTGACGAAGTGTTCTTGAAGTTAAGCGTACCGAAAGCAGTGTTTGATGGAACTGCTGACGAACAAACGATGCTGAACTTCCAGAACACTATTATTTTACCCATCATGTCTACGATCATCTCCGAATTCAAGAGAAAGTTCTTGTCGAAATGGGCCAGAACAAAAGGTCATTCAATCGAGATGTTCGTAGATCCGTTCAAACTTGTTCCTGCTAAGCAGGTTTCTGAAATTGCTAACACGTTCATTCGTAATGAGATTCTTACGGCTAACGAAGTCAGACAGCTTATAGGATTCAAACCGGCTGAAGATCCGAAAGCAGACCAGTTACGAAACCCGAACATGCCTGATGAGGAAGCAAAAGCAGAAGGTGAAGAAGCGGTGAACAAGCTTAAGGAAGAATCAATTAAATAAGGAGGAACAACTTCAAAATGAGTAATAGACCTTATGACTTTTGCGGTTGGGCCACAAAGAACGATCTGAAATGCACAGACGGTCGAATCATTCGTCAGAACGCTTTTGCAGACAATGACGGAAAGAAAGTGCCGCTCGTGTATGGACACGATCATTCAGACCCGACAAACGTACTTGGACATGCCATTCTCGAAAACAGATCAGAAGGCGTGTTCATGTATGGATATTTGAACCATTCTGATAAGGCTAATCACATGAGAGAAGCCTTGAATAATGGTGATATCGACGCTCTTAGCATTTACGCCAACAAGCTTAAACAGAACGGCGAAAACGTTCTTCATGGCGACATTAAAGAAGTAAGTCTCGTTCTCGCAGGAGCTAATCCTGGAGCGAATATTGTTGATGTGATGATTGCTCATGGCGATGACGTCAACGATGAAGAATGTCTCGTTGCCAAGTGTGAGGGCGAACTTGAGCTTTATCACGAAGATAAGAAAGAAGAGAGTAAAGATATGGCTAATGAAAATCAGAACAATTCTGGCGACAAGACCATTAAAGATATTGTCGATACTATGACTGAAGAACAGAAGAACGCGATGTATTTCGTTGTCGGTAAAGCAGTAGAAGATGCTAAGAACGGTTCCGATGACGAGGATGAGGAGGAAAAAGAAGTGAAGCACAACGCATTTGACGACAGCAGCAACACCACAAACGTACTTACCCATGCTGATGAGGTTGAGATTCTGAAGCTGGCGAAGAACAAATCCGTAGGTACCCTGAAGAACGCTATGGAACTGTTCATGGAACAGAACGAGCTGCAGCATGATGATAGCGAAGATCCGTACGTAAATCTCGGTTTCGATCATCCGGAATACCTGTTCCCGGAATACAAAGACGTTAAGCCCGGTGCACCGGAAATGCTGACCACCGATCAGGGATGGATTACTCATGTCCTGAACAGAGTACATAAGAGTCCGATCGCTCGTATTCGTACTCGTCAGACTGACATCCGTGATATTTCCAATCTGCGTGCAAGAGGATACAAGAAAGGTGACGAGAAGTCCTATGTTGGCAACATCTCACTTATCCGGAGAACGACTGACCCGCAGACTGTTTATGTCAAGAGCAAACTTGATCGTGATGACATCCTGGACATCGAAGATTTCGATTATGTTCAGTACATGTACAACATCGATCGCATGAACCTGAACGAAGAGCTGGCAACTGCTATCGTCTTCGGAGACGGACGTGCTGATGGTGCTGACGGAAAGATATATCCGGACAAGATCAGACCGATCTGGACTGATGACGAACTGTACACCATTCATACCGACGTTGACATCGAGTCTGCAAGAACCGAACTGCAGGGTACTGATACCAGCAAGCGCTTCGGTGACAATTATATTTATGCAGAAGCTGTTATCTCCACTCTTCTGTATGCTACCGAACAGTATAAGGGATCCGGTAACAAGACCTTCTATTGCACACCGCACCTGCTTAACATCATGCTTCTTGCAAGAGATCTGAATGGTCGTCGTATCTATGACTCCAAGACTGATCTGGCAGCTGCTCTCAACGTTAACGAGATCGTTACCATGGAGCAGGCTGACGGCAAGACCAGAACCGTTACTGTCAATGGTACCACCAAGACCAAGAAGTTCCTTGGCCTGATCGGTAACCTGTCTGATTACGCTCTGGGTTCCATGAAGGGCGGACAGATTACTCACTTCACAGACTTCGACCTCAACTTCAACCAGGAAATCTCCCTGCTTGAGACCAGATGCTCCGGTGCTATCACCAGAGTTAAATCCTTCATCGCTCTGGAAGAAGACGTTACTGCTTGATCTTGACTTTATTCAAAATGGGGGCCTTGGCATAACTGCTGAGGCTCCTTTTTATTTTGCTAAAACAATATAAAAGAAAAGGAGAACCACATATGTACAAAGAGAAATTCAAATACACAGATTACAACGGAGTAGAAAGAGAAGAAGACTTTTATTTCGACCTGTCTGAAGCAGAAGTAATGGAGATGGACCTGATCACTCCCGGTGGACTTGGACAGATGCTGCAGAACATTGTTGACGCCAACGATGCTGCTGGAATGATTACCGAATTCAAGAAGATCCTTCTGAAA